TGTTATCAGCAGAAACTTTATACTCAATTGATATTTCTTTGATTGCATCTTCAATATGACTATCAAGCATCACACCTCTGGCAACAAAGTCTACATGTTTTAAATCATCCATCTTATTTTTTCCTATTTAAGTTTTTAGTAATAACCATTATAATTAAATTGTCAGAATAATCCAGTTATAATTACAATTTATTTATGGTATAGTATTAACTATTATAGGCAAGTTTTATAAATTAGTAATAATTACAAGGAGTTATAATGGAATTAAAAGAATATTTGAAAGAAAAAGAAATCAGTAGTGCAAAGTTTTCAAAGAAAATAGATGTGCTTGAAACAACTGTCCTTAAATGGAGATATGCAAATGTCATTCCAAGAAAGAATGATATGCACAAAATATATAAGTATACAGATGGTTTGGTAACACCAAATGATTTTTATGGAATAAATCAATGAGTTTTCAGGCTATGGCATGGGCTTCAAAAGTTAATACTGACAGCTCGATAAGCAAACTTTTACTTTTAATGATTGCTAATTATGCAAACGAGAAAGGTGAAGCATATCCGAGTCAGGAGCATCTGGCAAAGTTATGTCAATGCTCTAGACGTTCTGTTGTAAGGCATATTAATAAATTAGAAAAAGATAAATTTATATCAATACGAAAAGAAAAGAATGGAGCATATGGATTTAATCTTTATACGTTAAATATGGGGTTAACGCCAGAGTGGCACTTAGCTAATGACAGAGTGGCACACAATACTCAAGATAAACAAATAACATCAGATTTTGATAAGTTCTGGGAAGAATGTCCTAGAAAAATTGGTAAAAAGAAAGTTAAAGCGATATATAATAATCTTATTAGAAAGAAAGAAGTTACTGAGAAGGAACTTATAAGCAGTATGGCTAAATATGCTGAAAGCGTGAAGCATACGGAAACAGCTTTTATAGCACATGCAACAACATGGTTGAATCAGGGCAGATGGGAAGATACGATAGAAGTAAAGGTTAAGAATAAAAATTGGTTGGCTGGATAATAAACTTATGAGGATAAAACAATGAGCAAACATTTAGAGGGCATCTATACTTGCCGAGATATATATAAAGATATTAAAGATTTGTATGATGGCAAATCTCAACAGCAATATGAAACAGGGTTTCAAAACTTAGACCCATTGCTAAAAATTATCAAACCATCTTTCATGGTTATAACTGGCACACCGAATAGTGGAAAATCTAGCTTTACATTAGACTTAGCTCAACAGTTAGCACGTCTGCATAATTTTAAATTTGTAATCTATTCACCAGAGAGTTCACTCAGCCGAAACGTGGCTAGATTGGTAGAGAAATACTGTGAGAAGCCATTTGATAAAATGTTTGATAATAGAATAACTGAAGAAGAACTAAATCATGCTTTGGCTTTTATTAACGATCATTTTTATTTTATTGATAAAACAGACGATTCCCCAAACATAAAATATTTATTAGAGAAAGCTGAAATATGCAGACAAGAATTTGGTATTTCATGTTTAATATTAGACCCTTATAATGAGATTAATCCATCTAGGGCAAACATGAATGAAACCGAGCATATCTCAATACTTATATCTGATATCAAAAGATGGAACAGAGAACATAATATGATAACTATGATGGTGGCTCACCCTACCAAACAAACTAGAACTGCTGAAGGAAAATTTGTTGTTAACTCACTCTATGATATAGCGGGAAGTGCAAATTTTAATAATAAATCTGACGTTGGCATTATAGTAACTAGAGATTACGAAGATGAATCAACACTCATTAGAGTTGCCAAGATTAGGGAAATTGACGTGCAAGGAAATGTAGGAGCTTGTAAGATGCGTTGGAGTAATGCGAAAAGAATATTTATACCAGACATGAATTATCAGGAGTAAATTATGATTAAGAAAATGGTAAAGAAACTTTGGCAAGGCAAGTATTGTAGTATCAGAGACTATGAATTAACTAAGGCGATTAAAGCTGGTGGTTTGATCTTATGCCATAAAGATAAACACATGGTGATAAGTGCAGATGAATTAAGTCAATTAAAGCCAACAGGTAAGGTAATACAGTCTAATTACAAGGGTAGCTATAGGTTGGTAGATGTATTATTTAAACCACAAGCAGAAGATATTAAACAAGGTGGTTTGTTTTGATTGATTAAATATATTAAGATATATTTATTTGAACACTATAAAAGGTATTTATGCCAAAAATTGAAAGTAATGAAAACAAAGAAATGGTAGCAAAGTTATCTGGTTTGGGGTTGACTCATATCCAGATTGCTTCTGTATTAGGTATTAGCAGAACAACCTTGTATAAACATTACAAAGAAGAACTAGATTCTGGTAAGGCTATCTGTATTGGTAGAGTTGCTGAAAATCTTTATAAGATGGCAACTGGAGATATATCAGCTAGGAATACTTTGGGTGCAGCAATATTCTACCTCAAGACTCAAGCTAATTGGAGAGAGGTTAATACTATAGAGGTAACTGATGGAACTGAAAACCAAGCCAAATTTAGAGAGTTGGCAAAAGCAATACAACGAACTAGACTCACAGACACAGAAAGCGAGTCTACTGTTAACTAAGTGGTATGCAATAGCCAGAGATAAGCAGTTAATAAAAGATGAAGATGATTACAATATTCAGCTTTTTCTTGCTGGAAGGGGATTTGGTAAGACACTAACACTAAGTTATGACGCAACCATCTACTGTTTACTCAACCCAAACTCTATTGTAGGTGTGGTAGCTCCAACTTATTCCGATTTAAAAAAGATAATCTTTCAGGGAGAATCAGGCTTTCTTAATATCATTGATCGAGAGTTGTTAGCAAACTCAGGATATAACAAGACCGACAACCAAATAGAATTCTACAATGGTAGTAAAATAATTGGCTTTCCAGCCATTGAGCCAGATAGATTAAGGGGTAACAACTTTCATAGAGCCTATTGTGATGAGTTGGCAAGTTGGCGATATGCCACCGAAACATTTGATAACTTGATGATGGCTTTGAGATTAGGTGAATCTCCTAAATGTATTATCACCACAACACCCAGACCCATAGAATTAATTAAGCAGTTAGTAGTAAGAGCAGACACCAAAGTTATTAAAGGAAATACTTTTGAAAACGCTGATAACTTAGCTCCATCAACTATAAAAATGCTGAAAGACAGATACAGTAATACGAGATTAGGGCGTCAGGAGCTTTATGGAGACATATTGCAAGATGTAGAAGGTGCATTATTTAATGCAACAAACATAGAAAAAAACAGAGTAGAACTTACTCCAGAACTAACAAGAGTGGTGGTGGCAGTCGACCCAGCAGTAACTTCAAACAAAAATATTTCAGGCAAAAGAGATTCAGATGAAACAGGAATTGTTGTTGCTGGTAGAGGTGTTGATAATCATTACTATATTTTAGGCGATTATTCTGGTATTTTTAGTCCTGACACATGGATTAAGACAGCCATAGAGTGTTACTATAAATGGGAAGCAGACTTTATTGTGGCAGAAACAAATCAAGGTGGAGATTTGATTGAGAAATTGTTAAGAGTTCAAGACGCTAATGTTCCTTATAAAGGAGTACACGCAAAGCGTGGCAAGATTCTACGAGCAGAGCCAGTAAGTAGCATTTTTGAACAGGATAAAGCACATATGGTGGGATATTTTAAGGAGCTAGAAGAACAGATGTGTTCATTTACACCGTACACAGTAAAAAGTCCAGACAGACTTGACGCATGTGTTTATGCGATAAGTAGCCTTCAGAATTCTGGGCGTGCAATTTTTAGAATCAGTTGAGGATTATATAATGGGATTATTTGATAGGTTTAAGGGTAAGAAAGCACAACCGTTCCAAAGGAAAGAAGCTCCAAAAGTTATTATTAATAAACTGAATAGCTATACTGGTAAAAACAGGAAGTATCAAGATTTCTCAAAAGATGGTTATGAACAGAATAGTATCGCCTATCGTTCAATCAATTTAATAAG